TGAAGAAAAGAAGGAAGAACAAAAACGTGATCGTATCAAAGAGCTCATGGAAAAAAGAAAACAACGTGAACAACAAAACTAAATTTTAAAAATTATAAGCAATGGAAGAGTTATTAGATATGATATCTAGTGATACACGATATGTCATCAAACGTAGTGGTGACAGAGTTTTATTTGAGTCTGATAAGATCAGAAATGCGGTAATGAAAGCTATGGAAAGCGTTGGTAAGGTCGACGAAGAAATGGCAGAAAAAATTGCACGTATCACAAAGAAAAGTCTTTACAGAGGAGATAAACTCAAAGTACCACACGTAGATGAAATTCACGATATGGTTGAAAATAAATTGATGGATAACGGACTAAATGATGTGGCTAAAGAATATATTATTTACCGTTCAGTTAATCGTCCAAATGTGTTCTCTAAAAGGGTGAACTTAAAACCTTATGAATACCCTGAATTGGGCGAATATGTTGACGCTATTCGTCACTCATATTGGGTTCATACAGAGTTCAATTTTACCTCGGACATTCAAGACTTCAAAGTACACTTGAATGAAAAAGAAAAAACTGCGGTACAAAGAGCTATGTTGGCGATTTCACAAATTGAGATTGCGGTTAAGACCTTTTGGGGTGATATCTACAAAAGATTACCTAAACCAGAGATTGGAAACGTAGGGGCTACTTTTGCGGAGTCTGAAGTTAGACACGCAGACGCTTACTCACACCTAATCCAACTTTTGGGTCTGAACTCTGAATTCCAAAATTTAATGGAAGTACCGGCAATCAGACGTAGAATCAAGTATTTGGAAAAAACGATTGCTAACTCAAAGACAGTTGAGAATCAAGATTACTTTGAATCAGTAATTTTATTTTCAATGTTTGTGGAAAACGTATCACTATTCTCACAATTCTTGGTAATCATGTCTTTCAACAAACATAAAAATGTGTTGAAAGGTACAAGCAATGCTGTTGAAGCGACATCCAAAGAGGAAAACATTCATGCTGAATTTGGATTTGACTTAGTCAATCTAATCAAGAAAGAAAACCCAACTTGGTGGTCACCACAGTTGGTTGGAGATATTGTCGACGCAACCCTTGAGGCTTACGAAGCTGAAGCTGAGATTGTAAATTGGATTTTCGAAATGGGAGATCTCGATTTCCTTACAAAAGCTCAAACCTTGGAGTTTATAAAACACAGATTCAACCTATCATTGAACTCTATTGGTATAGAAAATGTGTTTAAAGTTGATAAGAAATTGTTGGAAACCACAGAATGGTTTGATGACGAAATCCTAACAACCAAACACACAGATTTCTTTAACAAAAGAAGTATCAATTACAGTAAAAAATCAAAATCAATTACGTTAAACGACCTATTTTAATATATATAAAAAATCACATGGAAAATAGAAAACCTTTTGAATGGATAAATGAAGAGTCAATCACCTTTCTTCGCAGGGGGTATTTGAGTGAAGGTGAACAACCTTTGGAAAGAATCAAAGTTATTGCTGAACATGCGGAAAAATTATTAGGAATCGAAGGATTTGCGGATAAATTCTACAATTATATGGGTAAAGGATGGTATTCATTATCATCACCAGTATGGGCAAACTTTGGAAAAGTACGTGGACTTCCAGTAAGTTGTTTTGGTTCTAATATTGGTGACAACATCGAATCAATCCTTTATACTCAAGCTGAAGTTGGTGAAATGAGTAAAATGGGTGGAGGAACATCAGGTTACTTTGGTAATATCCGTGGACGTGGTGCTAAAATCACTGACAACGGACATGCACCAGGATCGGTTCATTTTATGAATTTGTTTCAGAGTGTTGTGGATAATATTTCACAAGGTTCAACTCGTAGAGGAAGATTCTCACCATACTTACCTGTAGAACATCCTGATATTATGGAGTTTTTGGAAATCGGAACTGAAGGCTTTCCAATCCAAGATCTAACTCACGCAGTTACTGTGACTGATCAATTCATGAAAGAAATGATTAGTGGTGATGAAGATAAAAGAGCTGTTTGGGCTAAAGTAATCCAACGCAGAGGTGAAATTGGATATCCTTATATTATGTTCACCGACACAGTGAATAACAATGCACCTGAGGTATATAAAGAAAAGGACATGAAAATTTATAATTCTAATCTTTGTTCTGAAATTGCACTTCATAATTCTGAAGAAGAATCTTTCGTTTGTGTTCTATCATCTATGAATTTGCTTCACTACGATGAATGGAAAGACACTGACGCTGTTGAGACCATGATTTATTTCTTGGATGCGGTTGTCACTGAATTTGTTGATAAAATTGACAGTCTCAGACACAACGGTACATTGGAAGGTCAAAGAGCTTTCTTTTACTTAGAGAAAGCATACAATTTCGCTAAGAGACAAAGAGCTTTGGGTCTTGGTGTTCTTGGATGGCATTCCCTTTTACAGTCAAAAGGTCTTCCTTTTGATAGTAAGGATACCGCTCGTTTGAATGTTGAGGTTTTTAAATTGATCAAAGATAAATCGTACAATGCATCAAAAGAGTTGGCAGAACAATTTGGAGAACCAGAACACTTGGTGGGTTACGGAAGACGTAATGTTACTTTGAACGCAATTGCACCTACAACTTCATCCGCATTTATCTTAGGACAGGTTTCTCAATCTATTGAACCAATTTGGTCAAATGCTTATGTAAAGGATGTTGCTAAAGCGAAAGTTACAATTAAAAATCCCGTACTAAAAAAATTACTTTCTGATATGGGAAAAGACACAAAAGAAGTATGGAATAGTATCAAAAAGTATGATGGATCAGTTCAACACTTGGAGTTCTTGACGGATGAACAAAAGGATATCTTCAGAACTTTTGCTGAGGTCAACCAATCGTCTATTATCAATCAGGCGGCTGTCAGACAAGATTTTATTGATCAGGCTCAATCCCTGAACTTGATGGTTTCACCTGATATGCCAACTAAAGATGTAAACAAACTTCTTATAGATGCATGGAAGTTGGGAGTAAAAACACTTTATTACCAACACTCAATGAATTCTGCTCAGGCTTTTGCTAGAAAGAAACTAAATCTGAATGACCTCGAATGCGTAGCATGTCAGGCATAAAACCCCAAAAAGGTTCATAACGCACGATAAACCCATCACAAAAGTGGTGGGTTTTTTTTATATCCTAAAAAAAATAATGGGGTATATTTATCAGATATGGCAAACGGCAAAACATACGGTTTAACTTTCCCCTTCGTAGATTCATTCGATGGAAAATATTTGGATCTTACAGATTTTCCTGCTGAGGAGGTCAGAAGTAATCTTATTCATCTTCTTCTGACAAGAAAAGGTTCACGTTATTTTCTACCTGATTTCGGAACAAGATTGTTGGAGTATATTTTCGAACCATTAGACGGACCCACATTTCAAAGTATTGAGGCTGAAATTAAAGATTCGGTACAAAAATTTATGCCACAATTACAGTTGACAAATATATCCATCACCGCACCTACAGGTGAGGCGGCCGGTCTTACAGCAACTGAGGCGGGTGGAGTTATAGATCCTGCTCTTAGAAGAACCAATCAAGATGTTTCTGATTATACGGCAACGGTAAGGATTGATTACTCAATAACTAATGATGTTTTCAACACAAAAGATTTCGTCATCATAAATATTTAAGATTATGGCAGAAAGAAGAATATCCTATACTGTAAGAGACTTTGCGGCGATCCGTCAGGAACTTATAAATTACACCAAAACATACTATCCCGAACTAATTGATAATTTCAATGACGCATCGGTATTCTCAGTATTTTTGGATTTGAATGCCGCAGTTGCAGACAACCTACATTATCACATCGATAGAAGTATTCAAGAAACCGTTCTTCAATTTGCACAACAAAGATCATCAATTTATAATATCGCGAGGACATATGGTCTGAAAATTCCAGGTCAGAGACCTTCTATTGCATTAGTAGATTTTTCAATCACAGTACCAGCCTTTGGTGATAAAGAAGATGAAAGATATTTGGGTACATTGAGAGCCGGAAGTCAGGTTATTGGATCGGGACAAATCTTTGAAAATCTTTATGACATCAATTTTTCATCACCATTCAATCAGGATGGTTTTCCAAACAGACTCAAAATACCAAACTTTGATGCCAGTGGTAATCTAATCAACTATACTATCACAAAAAGAGAGACTGTTGTAAATGGTATTACAAAAGTATTCAAAAGAGTAATCACTCCAAACGACGTACGTCCGTTCTTTGAATTCTTCTTACCTGAAAAAAATGTGTTGGGTGTAACATCAATTATACAGAGAGATGGAACATCATATTCAAACGTACCAACACCACAAGAATTTTTAGGAGTTAATGGTAGATGGTATGAAGTACCAGCTTTAGCTGAAGGTAGAGTGTTTATCGAAGATCCGACAAAACCATCAGATGATCCATCAATCAAGGTTGGAAGATACATCCAAACACAAGAAAGATTTATAACCGAATATACCCCTGAAGGATTTTTGAAAATTACTTTTGGTGGGGGTACAAACACAGCTGAAGATCAATTACGTGAATTTACCGCTTTGGACGTTCCGCTGAAAATCCAAAGATACCAAAACAATATGATGTCTTTGGGATCAACACCAAAGGCAAACACAACACTATTCATTCAGTATAGAATCGGTGGTGGTCAGGGGACAAACTTAGGTGTGAACGTCATCAACCAAATTGGTTCGGTAGATTTCTTTGTAAACGGACCTTCCGATGTAATAAACAATTCCGTAATCAATTCTTTAGCTTGTAACAACGTTACAGCGGCAATTGGAGGTGCAGGGTACCCATCCACTGAAGAGGTCAGAAATTACGTTACATACAACTTTTCGGCTCAAAATAGAGCGGTAACCATCTCCGACTATGAGGCTATTATCAGAAACATGCCAGGTCAATTCGGAGCACCCGCTAAAGTCTCAATCACTGAGAATAATAACAAGATTCTCATAAATGTTTTATCATACGATTCTTCAGGAAATCTTACATCTGAAGTATCACAAACTATGAAACAAAATTTAGCTGAGTATCTATCAAACTATAGAATGATTAATGACTATGTTCAGATCGGAAACTCTCAGGTAATTGATTTGGCGGTTGATGTGCAAGCGGTACTAGATTCTACTCAAAATCAGGGAGCGGTTATATCAAATATTATTGATAGAGTTACGACATTCTTTAGTCCAACAATTAGAGAAATGGGTGAGGACATTTTAGTGTCAGAATTGAATCGACTAATACAATCTGAAAATGGTGTCATTAGTGTTGGTGAAATTAAGATTTTCAATAAAGTTGGGGGTCAATATAGTTCCTCTCAAACATCGATGCCATATTCAGATGTTGCAACCAAAGAAATATCATTGGTAGATAATACAATTTTTGCGGAACCCAATCAAATCTATCAAGTTAGATTCCCCGCTAAAGACATCACCGTAAGAGTTAAGAATTATCAGACTACAAACTTTTCCTAATCTATAGTTTTCCCAAATTTAGATTACTTTTTATAAAATAGTGGATAAACTATTTATCATAGAAAGTTTGTTTTAATGTCCAAGTCATATAGAATAAGAACCCAAGTAGGTGTAGATAGGCAAATCAATGTACAATTAGATCAAGACTTTGATCAAATTGAGATTCTATCACTCAAGATTAGAAGCGAAGATGTCTACACAAGAATGTGTGCGGATTATGGTGTTGTTGTCGGACGTGTTTTTGCTAATGGTGGTTATGGTATCCCAAATGCCAAGTTATCAATTTTTGTCCCAATTACAGATGAGGATCTCAATAATGAGATTATCAGAGAATTATACCCTTACGAAACTATTGAAGATGTAAATGAAGATGGGTATAGATACAATCTTTTACCTTATGAATCAAGCCATTCAGGTCACGTGCCAACGGGTACTTTTCCAAGTAAGAATGATATCCTTACAAATCCGGCCCTTATTCAGGTTTATGACAAATACTACAAATACACAGTAAAAACAAATGGTAGTGGTGACTTTATGATTATGGGTGTACCCACAGGTACACAAACTTTAGTCATGAACTTGGACCTCTCAGATATGGGTCCATTCTCACTTTCACCTCAGGACCTTGTTAGAATGGGTAGGGCTAGTTCGAGCGACTTCAACTCGGCAACATTTAGTACATCGTCCGATTTTCAATCCCTCCCTCAAATTGTCACACTGAACCAGAGTGTGAACGTGCAACCATTTTGGGGTCAACCCGAGTTATGTGAGGTTGGGATTGTAAGATACGATTTTAATTTGGGAGATGTGGGTGTAACTATCGAACCCACCGCTTTGTTTATGGGATCATTGGTAACAAACCAAAATGATCAAGCCATGTCAAGAAACTGCGTACCACCTTCAGAAATGGGTGATTTGTGTAATTTAAATGCGGGTCCAGGTGAAATTGTTGCCATCAGACAAACCATCTTTCAAGACACAAATGGATTACCTATCTTGGAACAGGCGGAACTTCCAAACGGAGGAAAAGTAATTGACGAAGATGGTACTTGGTTATTAGAGGTTCCCATGAATCTTGACTATGTAACCACAAATGAATTTGGTGAACAAGTATTGAGTCAAGATCCAGAAGTAGGGGTGCCAACACAAGGTAAGTACAGATTCAAAGTCAAGTGGGATCAATCACCAAGTTTAGAGTTGAGTGAAACAAGGAGGGCGTATTTCTTAGTTCCAAATATTAAGGAATATGGGTGGAATAATTCATCAACTGATCCCGCCTTTAACTTGAATACAAGTAGTTCACAATATCAGGATTTCATAGGATCATATTATTTCGGTTTAGATTGGAGTGGGTATACAAATGTTTCCGAGGCGGTAAATTGCGAAGATACTTTTTATAATTTCCAATATAATAAGGTTTATACAATATCAGGTTTAGTTGACCAATATTATAAAGGTCTTAATCGTGGAAATTTTTTGGGTATAAAAGAGATTACCGATAATACTTGTGCTGATGAAAACAACAAATTTCCTGCAACGGATGCTGTAAGAAATTTTGACTTTTTTTTCACCCTTAGCTATAGTAATAATACCAATATTACATTTGATAGCACAATTTTGGCCTCAATTCAAATGGATCATTAGAAATGTAATACCTGTGTGGTTGTTTTACAACGGGGTGCAGAGTTTGGCGAGTTCGATTTCTCTGTTAATAAATGGGATTATTCCTGCATCTATTGTTGCGGCACTTTATGCTGCAATTTATTTTGCCGCCACACGGGGTTTTGTTAGAATTGTTCGTCCATTATTAGATAATTTTACACTTAAACAGTTTCAATTACCGATGTTGTCGTATCCCACTTGTGATGCGTGTGAATGTTCTAATGATGATATAATTTTACCAGAGATCACTAATAATATTTTCATTGGAGGGGCAACGACTGGTGTTCAGAAATTAGGTCCTTATAGATTGTATAATCAAAATAGTTCTTCGTTACTATTACCATCAAACTCACCATCAACGTGGGGTGAACTAAATGGTGATCCTGGAGATACAGAACCAGTGGGAATTGATCCTGATTTATATAGTGGAAATTCAAACAAACAAAACAATAAATATCAGGCTGACTTGA